GACATAATCTAATATTTAAAAGTCGTCTGTAAATGTTATTGTTTCATTCAGTTTTGCCTTCTGATATTCCATTGTTCTTGATTCAAAGAAATTACCTTTGGTTTCAACCGCAATTTGTTCCATGAATTTAAATGGTTGTTCAACATTGAATTCTTTTTTACATCCAAATTTAAGTAACAATCCATCAACAACAAACTCAAGATATTGTTTCATCAAGTTTGAATTCATACCAATTAAAGAAACAGGTAATGACTCAGTGATGAATTCTTTTTCAATTTCCAATGCGGATAATAAAATTTCTTTAATTCTCTTTTCACTTGGTTTATCTTCAACGTGATTGTTTAATAAGTGAATTGCAAAATCACAATGTAAATTTTCATCTTTAAAGATTAAAGAGTTAGCATTACATAAACCTTGCATGATACCTCTTGATTTTAACCAAAAAATAGAACAGAATGAACCTGAAAAAAAGATACCTTCAACAGCAGCAAATGCGACTAATCTTTCTGCAAATGATGCCTTTTCAATCCATTCTAACGCCCACTTCGCTTTTTTCTGAACCGCCGGTAATCTGTCTATCGCATTGAAGCATTCATCCTTTTCTTTTGCGTTTGAGATGTACGTATCGATCAGTAATGAATACATAAGTGAGTGAATATTCTCCATCGCCAATTGGAATCCATAAAAGAATTTTGCTTCGGGGTATTGTACTTCTCGGTAAAAGTTTTCTGCCAAGTTTTCGTTAACAATTCCGTCTGAAGCTGCGAAAAATGATAATATATTCTTAATAAAATATTTTTCTTTTTCTGTTAATGTTTCCCAATCTCTGATATCGTTTGTTAAATCCACCTCTTCTGCGGTCCAAAACGCCGCTTGGTGTTGTTTGTAAAATTCCCATATATCGTTGTGTTCAATAGGGAAGATGACAAATCGACTAGGATTTTCTACTAGTATTTTTTCCATTTATTATAAATTTACTTATTTGTTAATTTGACTGTGTTTCTCGTTGTTTTCTCTTTTCTAAGAGTTCCTTAACTCGTTGTCGTTGTCTTTCTTCTTTTTGTTCTTCAAGACCTAAGAACGTTGTTGTACTTTCTGTATCTATCTCCAACATTGCGTTGTCGAACTTACAATTTTCAAACACTACTCCGTCATCACCAATTCTGGATTTTGTTATTGCGATAGTTGCCAACTTTAATTCTTTTTGTTGTAATGTTTTAGCTACCGAAATAATAACGTGACCTACTTGTGCCTTTTTAATTGACCCACCCATTTGATCTGTTGTCACCACTTCTGATGAGATTGAGGATCGGTTACCTTGTGTTGCGGTCCAACCTACAATATTCATCTCATGACACATAGCTTCAAATGCTCTCATAACCGAACCTTCACTCTTCCATTCGTCACCCAAGTTCTTATCAGGAACTATACAGTCAATGTAATCCAAAACTATCATATCGATCTTTATACCATCTGCAACCATCTTTCTAATTTGATTTTTGATTTGCAACATAGTCATTGTATCTGAAGGTAGTTTTTTCAAGATTAACTTATTTGGCATATCCGTTTGAATCTCATTTACTTTACTCATCACATTGTCTTTTTGGTCAGACAAATCGTCAGGATGGACACCTGTCCATAAAGTAAAATGTTTTCTTTGGATAACCTTTGGGTTGTCTTCAAAGAAGACTTGTAGAACATTAAACCCAAGATTAAAAGCGTGGTTTGACATCTTAGTCAACACAGTAGATTTACCTACCCCTGTTGGTGCCAAGATAACACCAATTTCACCTTTAGCAAGACCCCCTTTTAATAACCTATCAATACCTGGAATACCCATAGGAATTGGGTGTCTGTAATCTTCTTCAAGTACTTGGTCAAGATTGGAAAATACGTCCATCATTGATGTATCTTTATTTCCAACCAACAAAGCATCTCTAACTAATTCTTCAAGAGTGTCATAATTTTCAAATTCACCTCCATCAATTATTTTTTGAGCCTTTGTCATAACCTTCTGTAACTCTTGTTGTTTACAGAATTTTAAAGCCTTTTCTTGTACAAACCCTACACCATCAACAGGCGCATCTTTAATTTTCTTAATTGTGTCCAATACAATTTTTGACGCCACTTCTTGTTGGAGTTCGGATTTTGTAATTTGTTCTAAGGTTTCAAACGATGGTGTGTGGTCAAATTTTTTGTAATACTCTCTAATCATCTGAATGATGATCTTGAAGTATTTGTTTTCAAAATAACTGTTCTCAATAACATCGATTATAGAATGTGAAAATTCTTTATCTTCCACGATTTGATTGAGGAGTTGTAATTGAAATTGTTGTCCGAGATACTCAAAATTTTTACCTGTCGCCATAGTTTTTTTTCTTTTTTAGTATTGATAAATAGTATCAATTTTTAATAAGTTCGGGGTAAAAATGAATTAAATTTTTTGATGAAAAAATGTCAGTTAAGTTAGCAAGTATCGCTTTTAACTTTGGGCGTAGGTCTACGGTATATCTGACCTTTGGCGGGTATGGTTTAGCGTCAAACTGTCTATGACAAATTGTCATATCACCAATTTTAATTTGTAGGTTAAAATTTTCAGGTCCATCGGTAATCGATGTATTAAGTACCTCCGGGTTTTCAATAATTTCGTACTGATTCTCTAACATATAAACCACAGATCTCATCTTTAAATCATATTTCATTTCATTACAAACTTCTGTAATAAAGGTATGTAAAGTTTCAGATTTAGATGCGGTTTTGTTAAATCCTCGTACATTGAAAAATCTTTGAACGACAATGTTCTCATTACACATTAACAAAAATTCAACTTTTGTTATATCCTGTTCTTTCATTTGTTTTTTAGTTTTTTTTGTTTCTAAATTTTGTTTTTTCTTTTCTTGTTAACTTAAGAAATGGTTTCAAAAAACTTACCCAAGCATCATCACCTTTTGGTAGGTATTTGAAGAATCCGTCTTCCATCATCATTCTAATTAGATTTCTATATCCTCTTCCGTCGGGATCCATCGACTCAGTATAATATAATCTAACTAATTCTTTGTCTTCATCACTTAAGAGTGGTTCATCTAAGTCGACAAGTTTTTGGTTGATTACAAAAAATTCATCACCAAAAATACCTTCTTTAGTTTTACCACTTAGTAGATTCTGAAGGGCTACGTTTCCCTTTTCCTCTTTAAGTAAATTAGTACTTGTACTCAAAATATAGGGTATTTGTACTAACTCTTCAAGTAGCTCAGGAAATAATTTAATTAAAGTTTTCTCACCAAGATAAAAGATCCCGTCAATGTTGTCGGAACTATCACCAGTGAGTATCTTTACGGTCTTAACATTAAAGTGGGGAACTTCAATATCATGTAATTTAATCTTGTCCCCCAACTTGTAATATTGTTTTGTGGATGGTGAATAAATTGATACTTTCTCAGAGATAAGTTGAGTTAAATCCCTATCACTTGAGAATATAGTTTTTGTCTCATCTAATGACACTTGACAGTAATAAGCTATCAAGTCATCAGCTTCTGAGTTATCCGTCTCCAATTGTCTTACAAACATCTCCTCGAGGTATTGTCTAACCCTCTGTTTTTGTTCCAAGAAAGCATCTTCTTTTTGTTCTGATTCGGAAGGTCTCCGATTCAATTTGTACTTTGGGTAAATCAATCTTCTTTGTGAAGATGAGGTTTTAGAATCCCAAAATACCACAACCTTATCATAGTTGTGTTCTTCCAAGAATTTACGAAGAGTATTTAGAAAGTGCCAAACACCTCCAACGTGTTTTCCATTGTGATAGAATTCTCTAACACCGTGAAACCCAATTTTCAATAAATTATTCCCGTCTACTAATAATGTTTTGGACACTTCCTTTAATCTTGAATGATTTCTACTCAACCTCTTCCTTTTCCGCTTTCAAATCAAAGTCACCATCAACTCCGATTATGTCTTTCCAATAGTCAGCATATTCTTTCTTATACTTTTCTATTGATGCCTTTTCTTCGGTAGTATCTTTACCTGGTAAGAAACCGTGTGGTGTTACAATGATCCTTCCGTCTTCAAAACCAAGACCATTAATGTGGTTTTTCATAACCGACACTTTTGTTCTTGAAGCGAACTTTACAGTTCTCTTATCTTTTGTTGCTGTGATCTTTGTTGTACCCGCACCTTTTTGATTACCAAATAAGAATACCAAAGAAGAGTTTAACCAAATTGCCTCACCACCCTTAGCTTTGATTTTAGGTTGTCCGAATGGATTATCAGGTAATTCCACCCAAGGTTGATTAACAATGATTAAGGTATTTTCATATTTAGAATCCGCTTTACGTGATCCTGAAATACGTTGGTTGATACCCATACCAATTTTGTCAGCTAAAACACTTGCATTGTGTTGTTTACCTCCTTTACCTTCATAAGTCATTTTACAAGGAACTGATCCAACTGAATCCCACATAATACAAAGTGAATAATCTAATTCACCCTTTTCTTGTGCATCCAATAGATCATTAATGTAATCTGTGATTTGTTCAATATAACTGAAGTTATTGTTAAACAAGAAGAATCCGTCCCAAGTTAATTCACCTGTTTCCTCATCAACTACTTCCTCACATTCAAACCCCATTATTTTTGAGTGATCAAAAGACCATTTTTGTTCTGTTATAATGAACACAGGAAGAATACCTTTCTTTTGGGCATCAACCGCAGTTTTAATAAGGGCAGTTGTTTTACCTGTATCAGAGTGACCTAATAACATATTAAGGTGACCAATAGCAGGTCCGGGTAATCCCACCGCATCCAAAAATTCAGAACCAAGATCAAAAAATCGTTGTGGTTTATATTTTGCGTCCGAAGAAAACTTTTTCTTCAACGAACTAAAGTCGTTCTTTTTAAGTGCCATTATGCTTCGTAAATTTTAAAATTTGTTATTGTTTCCAACTTGTCTTTTGCATCTGTAAGTTGTGTAACTAAATTATCCATTTCTTCGGTGTGTTGTGGGTGTTCTCCAATCCCAACAGGGTTTACAAAATAAACATAAAGTCTTGCTTCCGCATCTGCAATTTCCGCTTCATATTTTTTAATAAGAGCGTTTTTTAATTTTTCTGCTATCATAGGTTTCATAGTTCTTTTTTTAAAAATATAGACAAAAAAACGGGAACAATAAACTGCTCCCGTTATAATTTGTTTAATTAAAATTAGAATGGTAATTCTTCATCAACCTCAGCATTCGCCTGTGGATCAGCAACCTCATTGATTGATTTTGGTGTTGAGTTTCCTCCCATAGAAACTTCAGCGGTTTCAGTGTTAGAGTAAACATAACCACCCTTTTCTGAATCCCAACGTGGAGTTTCACCACGAGCAATCGCTTCAAGGTACTCAACAGGTTTTTTAGAATATACATCTTCCCAAGTTAACTCATCACCAACCCATTCTGACATTTGATTTTCATCTTCTGAGATTGAAGATGGGTCATCATACATAACAGTTTGGATTACAGTGTAAAAAGCCCCTTTTGGAGTTTTAGCTTTGGTTAATTCAAGGATTAAGTCACGTCCTTTATCGGGATCTGTGATGTCTCCTTTTGCCTTCCAAATTGGGATGATTTTATCAAGGATTCCTTCTTGTTTGTAGTTGTGTTTAAATCTCCAAAATTTAACTCCGTCTTGTTCGTTATCACGATCAATAACTTTTACAATATAGAACTTACGAGCTTTGTATTGTGTTGCCAATTGTTTGTCGGCCTCTTTACCTGTTGACATTAGTTCTTCATAAACTTCATTCAAAGGTGAACGCTCGTTATCATTTTTTCCCGGATCGTAAAATTTTTGGTATTTACCGTCCACAAGGATTTCGTGGAACCATACTTCTTTGAACGGTGAAGATCCGTCTGTTGTAGGAAGAATACGGATTCGTCTCTGTCCTTGTTTTTCATTATCTTTCAAAAGAGCTGCGAAATATTTTTTCATTCGGTCTTCTGAAGACATTTTAGAACCATTCGATGATGTGTTCTGTGTTGATTTTTCGTACTGTGCAAGTACTGCGTCTAGTGAATTTGTCGCCATTGTGTAAATAAAAATTAAAGTTTATGTGTTAAAATTATAGGTGTATAAAAAGTTATAGTCAAATTGTGTCGCCAAAAAAATTTAAGGTCGAAATTTTCGACCTTAAATCTTATTTATAATAAATTTCAGGATCAAAAGGTGCGATTCCATCATCAAAGGATTTTTGAACGTCAGATGGATTATAATTTTCGACTTCGTCCGATGTTAAAACATATTCATTTTTTCCTGATTTTTCCATTTCAACCATTTTGTCCTCAAAGAAATCAGATAGTTTTTGTTTGAAGGGTCCAGAATCTAAGGATCTTAATTCTAATTTTTCTTCAGGAGTTTTAGGTTTGTAACTATCAACTTTAGCTTCAATAGAATTTAATTTTTGCACTAGTTGGTCCATTTCCCCTAATTTTCCTTGTAAATCTTCTAATTGACCGAATAAATTATTAAAGTACTCTTCTTGTTTGTCTGACATAGTTTTTTGATTATCAATCAAATCTGTGATGTCAATTTCTTCAGTTTCTTCTTCTCCACCTTCTTCTGTTGTTGTACTATCTTCAACTCCAACTTCTTCAACTTCAGGATCTGTCGCCGTATCTATTGGTGTTGGTCCAGCCTCAGGAGCTGCCGGTGGTGGGGGAACATCTCCACCTGGAGGTGGTGGTAATGCAGCATCAGCACCTGCAGGTTCAGGTAGAGGTGGTTCTGCCGGTGGAACGTCTTGTTCCATAATATATTGATTGATACTATTGTATCTTTTTATCTCTTCAAGTATTTTTTGATCTAATTTCATTTTAACCATTTAATAAAGTTTTTATACCATGATTGGTCTCTACTTGTATTTTTTTGAAAGTTCTCATAGTATTATCAACCCTTTCAATCAATCCATCTTTCATTCTTACGGTGTAACAATCTCCAGTATCTAAATCACATACTTGTTTTGTACCATCACCCATATCTTTTTCAGAAACTCTTGTGTTTTTACCCAAGTAATTGTCTAATATTAATTTAACGCTCATAGTTTTTTTATTATAAATATCTGAATTTAAAAAAAAGTATTAAATAATAGAAGTATACACTTCAATAGCTTTTTTAAATTTATCAATTAAAGCCGCTTTATCTGTTGATGTCATTTCGGTCCAAACATTTGTATTTCTTGGAATTGGGTATCTAACAACATAAAGTTCTGCTAAATATTCTGATAATGTTGCCGCTTGTGTTGTAGTTTGTATTAATCCTTGGACTTTAGTTATTGCGAAATCAAGGAATGATGACAAATCTATAAAACTTACAATAGGATAATTCACATTAGTACCTCTATTAATACAGTAGTATTTTTTATTAAAATAATCTAGATATCCGGCAAAGTATTGTCTCAAGTCTATTGTACTATAGTTATTTTCATATGTTTTGAATCCTTGTTGTGTTGATGTATCCACATAAAGGAAACAGAATAGTAACTCCGAATAATTATCCAATTTTTCTTTATATCCTCTATCTGCAAATTTACTCTTTATTAATCGTTTCATTTCTATGAATGAAACTTGAGTTGCTGTTGGTGTTTCAACTTGAGTAAATCCTGCATATCTTGGGTTTATTTCTGAATTACAATCTTGATTTGCGGTTAACTTATCTTCCGCAGTAACATTAGAAAGTACGGCATTTTTCTCAGTAATAATTGTGTTAGGATCTGAAAGTTTTTTAGTTTCGTTTTGTTGTATTGTTTCTTGAATTGATGTTAAAATATTCTGATTCAATGACTGAATAAAATTATCAATTTTTGGTAACGAATAGAATGG